TATCATGTCTTTTCTTTGTAATTATTATTTCATCTCCACAATAGTCACATTTATAGTAGTTATATAATTTTTCTTTTTCTGAATTTACAACTTGATTTCCATCTATTATTGTCTTCATTTTTGTATATATAGGTACTGTACCTCTACTTATTAATTCATAGTAATTGATCATGCTAAAATCCTTTCTTATTTTCCATTTCTTCATGTAGACAAACTATAAAATAATTTATAATTTCTTCTAGCCTGTAATGTGGTTTTTCTGTTATGTATTTTTTAGTTTTGTAATATTTTAATGTGAATTTTTCTCTTGTAAGCTTATTTAAATAAACTCTATGCGGACTAAGATATATTTCTTTTAATGCCCAGAACATTATCTTTTCATCTAAAACTCTTTCTTGTGGCATTAGATTATATATTTCAATATTGCCGACAATACATTGCTAATCTCTTTAGTAGAACTATTAAGCATTCCCTGTCATTTTCGGTTAGTCCAATTTTTTCTCCGCCCTCTTCTTTATATATATAATTAAATAATAAGTTTAGTTTAGTTATAATGTATTCGTCTGTCTGTTCGTCCGCTTGTGCGTTCGGTGTTGCGTTCGGTTGTTCGTCCGCTTGTTCAAATTGCTCATCATATAATTTTATTATTGTATATGTAGAAGCATCATTTTGATTTATTCCGCTTCTTGTATAAAATATATTGATTATTGATTAATTCATTTCTTGCTCTTTGTAGAGCTGATATATTTAAACCTTTCACTTTGCTCATTAGAATAGTATTTGTTACTTTAAACTCTCGAAGCCAGTCTGTCTTACAATCTATCTGCAGTAATACTAAATATATTGAGATAGCATTTGCTGAGATAGGCTTGAAGTCTAATGTAGAATAAAATTCAGAGAGCTGTTTTTGAAAGTCTATTTTGTTTTTCCTATTCACACATTCCCCACTCCTTTCTTAATGTTTATCTATTCGACAAAATCTCTTGTTGCACAAGTAACTTATTCATTTTGTGCTTCTGGAGTGTTGTGCATCCTATTTATAACTTCATCTTTTAATAAAAATAGCAAAGCTGTATTATTAATAGGATAGTCAACATTGAATTGTTGTTTTAAGTCTAATTCTAAATGTACATATCGCATTGCTCTTTCAACTTTTGAAAATGTTGTTTTATGTTTTCTAGCAATACGAGCATATAATTGCATCATTACTATATTTCTATTTTCTGATTTTTCTTCATCTTCTATTACAAGTAATAATGCTGTTACCCAATACTTAAAACCCAGAATATGTGTTTTTATTCCTATTTCTTTTAATAACTGCTTTGCTATTTTATTTATTATTTCTGTTTCATTTGGTTTTATATTTTCCTTTATATCTTTTTCCATAGTCCCTTTCCCCCTTTCTATTAATTTTAAAGGTTTCTTTTGTGCTTATTTTCCCCTTTGTGAATGATCCTCTTCTTCTTTTTCACTTTCACTACTTGCTCTTAACAATATTAATATTACAAATGATGCTATGTATCCTATAATAAATCCTAAAATAAACTTACCCATTTGATTCCTTTGTCTCCTTTCTATTTTGATGCTCTTGTATTCTTCTTGGAATTACTACTGTCGCATTACACTTATCGCAGCATCTTCCATTATTTACTGGTTGTGCATTATTTCCATATTCTTCATATGTTTTTCCACAAATACTACAAATATGTTGATTTTTCTTATCTTTGAATATAATTTCATCTAATTCATTGGTAATTTGCGTATATTGTTCCAGTATTTTTTCTAAATGTTCATTAATTCTTTTTATGTTGTATTTTTTTGCACTTTCATCAATATCAGTTCCTACTAATTCCCCTATAAATATTTCAAGATATTTTTCTCCATACAAAATTTCAGTTCTTAAATCTAGCATTTTGAGTCCTTCACTTTTTTTGGATTCTTCTAATTCTTCAGTATCATTTCCAAATACTTTATTTTTTAAAAGTTCTTCTAATTTTTTTGAACATTCAAAATCATTTTTCCAATTTTCTATTTCTTTTTCCATTCTCTTGCCCTTTCTAACTTTCTGTGATAAAATATAAACAGAAAGTATTTATATAAATATTTTTCAAAAAGAGTTTAATTTTTTATACTTTGGTCGGTATTTGAGATTAGCTCTTTTTTTCTTATTTCTTTTAAGTTATTTTTCATTTTGGCTAGTGTTATAATATGCCAATAATAGCATTGATCTAGTTTATCCATTTTCTCCTCCTATTCTCTTTACAAAATTTATAATTCCTGTTTTCAATTTGTAATTTTCTAGATTACATTTTTCTAATTCTATTTTCATTTTTTCAAAATTTCTTTTATCTTCTTCTATACAGTCTTTTTGCCATTTTATATGTTCCTTCAATTCCTCATACTCTGAAATAGCAATTATCATTTCATCTTTATTGACTCTTGCGTTAAATACTAATTTATCATTATCGCATCTTTCCATTCTTATTTAATCTCCTTATATATAATAATTGTTAGTTCTTGTCCTT